GGATTTGACAGTAATTATTCTGCTACTTATTATCCCTGGGTTAAAATAATAGATACGGATAGAAATAAACCAGTTTGGGTTCCACCATCTGTTGTTCTTCCTGGCGTAATGGCATTTAATGACCGTGTTGCTGCTGAATGGTTCGCTCCTGCAGGTTTGAATCGTGGTGGTTTGACCGAAGTTATTGAAGTTAAAACACGTTTAACTCAGGCAGAAAGAGATACATTATATGAGGCAAGAATTAATCCTATCGCAGTTTTCCCATCAACAGGCGTTTGTGTATGGGGTCAAAAAACATTGCAAGGTAGACCTTCTGCTCTTGACCGTATCAATGTTCGCCGTTTGTTGATTGCTGCTAAGAAGTTTATTGCTTCTTCTACAAGATACCTTGTGTTTGAACAAAACACATCACAAACAAGAACTCGTTTCTTGAATATTGTGAATCCATATCTTGAATCAATCCAACAACGTCAAGGTCTCTATGCCTTCCGTGTTATCATGGATGAAAGTAACAATACGCCGGACATAATTGATAGAAACATACTTTATGGTCAATTGTTCTTGCAACCTGCTAAGACTGCTGAATTTATCATTCTTGATTTCAACATTCAAAACACAGGTGCCGCGTTTCCTGGTGCTTAATTGATTTAATTGGGGAGATGAAATACTCTCCCCTTGATTTTTTCAAACCGATATATTTATTTGAAATGATAATTTTTAATTTGGAGATATAAATGGCTGAATTACTTGATCCTACGGAAATCTTTTTTACCCCGTTTGAGCCAAAGTTACAAAATCGATTTATTATGTATATTGAAGGTGTCCCCGCATATCTTGTAAAAGGTGCTGGAAGACCTAACATAAGTTTCAATCCAATTACTTTGGATCATATAAACGTTAAACGTAAAGTTAAAGGTAAGGGTGAATGGCAGGACATTACAATTAAATTGTATGATCCTATTGTCCCATCTGCTGCTCAGGCAACTATGGAATGGGTTCGTTTGTCACACGAATCAGTAACAGGTCGTGATGGTTATTCTGACTTCTACAAGAAGGATATAACACTTCACGTTCTCGGTCCTGTTGGTGATAAAGTTGAAGAATGGACATTGAAGGGGGCATTCATCACTGCAACAACTTTTGGTGAAATGGATTGGGCAAACGATGCGTTTGTAGAGATTTCTCTTACACTCGCCTACGATTATGCTATCCTCCAATACTAATACATCTTGTATTATATTGAAATTGATATAGAGAATACGGGTATACTGATTTTTTCGGTATACCCATATTTATACTTGTAAGATAAAACGTTTTATTACAAATAATGTTATAGGATTAGTTATGACAAAAATTCCAACCGGCTACAATGTAGCTAATGAAGAAACTGTTTCGGATGCAGATATTAAAGCGCAACTTCTGGCCGAACACAAACAGACATCTGTTAAAAAAACAAATTTTCCAACAGAAATTATACCATTGCCATCGAGAGGTTTTTTATATCCAGAAGGGCATCCTCTGGCAGAAGGTGTTATTGAAATGAAATATATGACCGCTAGAGAAGAAGATATTTTAACTTCTCAAAACCTTATTAAACAAGGCGTGGTTTTAGATAAATTGTTTGAGTCTTTGATTGTCACTCCTGTAAATTATGGCGATTTATTTGTTGGTGATAAGAATGCAATAATGGTTGCTTCTAGAATTTTAGGTTATGGTAAAGATTATGTGGTAGAAATTGATGATCCTTTTTCTCCAGGAAATAAACAAAAAGTAACAATAGATTTAACTCAAATCGAGCACAAGGAGGTCGATTACAGCTTATTTGAGTCTCGTAAAAACGAGTTTGATTTTACTCTACCAAATTCAAAAAGAACAGTAACATTCAGATTATTAACACATGATGTTGAAAAACAAATTCAAGCTGAAATCAAGTCAATGAATAAAACATTGGTTAGAAGTGGTATTGATAAAGAATTGACAACAAGACTCAAACATATTATTATTGCAGTAGATGGTGAAGGTGGTAGAGCTACTATAAATGATTTTGTTGATAATCAATTATTTGCATTAGATTCCAGGGCACTACGAGAGTATATCAGACAAATATCTCCCGATCTTGATATGACTTTCACATTTATTTCAGAAACAACGGGTGAGGTAAAGGAGATGGATATACCTATGGAGGTATCGTTTTTTTGGCCTTCCACTTGAGTATAAGTTAGGTTTACATGAGGAAATTTTTTCTTTATGTTATTTCGGTAAAGGTGGTTTTACATGGGAAGAAGTATACAATCTTCCCATATATTTGAGACATTATTACATAAAACTCGTTAAGAAAAAAATTGATGAAGAAAACAATCAGGTAAAACAGGAAACACAGAAAATGCCTGCTTCTCCACCAAAGTTTTCAAGACCACCTAACAGATGATAATTTTAAGGTTTACATATTTATACTATGTAAACCTTTTTTGTTAATGGCAGTGATTAATGGCAACAGAACAAGAAAAAAAACTAGAATCACAATTAAATGACTTAACGGCAGAACGATTAAAACTCGATAAAGAAATTGCCGATATTAAGTCTAGGGTTGGCGATCAATTAAAAACATCAATAAGTGATACCGAAAAACTTCTAAAATTAGAGGCGTTGAGGTTAGATAATGTTGAAAAACAAGAAGAAATATTAAAACAAATAGAAAAAATAGAAATTGATTCTAAAAAAAGATTAGACGAAACAGTTGTAATTCAAAAGGATTCAACGAGTCAAGTAAGGGATCAAGTAGATTTGTCAAAAGAATTATATTCAAAACAACAGGGTATAAACAGAAGTGTTAAAAATCTTGTAGATGATCAATCACAATCTTCTGCATTAATAAAAGCAATAAATGGGGATTCTTCTAAAACATTAGATTATGTGCAAAATCAAAATATTGCATATACTGCTATTGCTAAATCATTAGACAGCGTTAATACTATAACAAGTGGAACTGTTGATCAACAAATGCATTTTGCAGATATACAAACAAAAAATGCAAGTCTTGCAGATGAACTATTAAACACCGAGGATAAATTACAACATGCAAAAGAAAAGGGAAATGGTAGCTCATTTCAGGCAATTGACATATCACGTGTGGCATTGGATCTTAAAGTTAGGGAAGCTGATTTAGAACAAAATAAATCAAATATGACAGCTGAACAATATACCGCATCAAGAAAAACATTGGATTTGATGAAAGGTAGATTAAAAGACATTGAAAATGAAAACGATTCATTACAAAGACAGGCAGATATAATAAATGCTGTATCAGATGCTGTTGGTGCTATTGGATTAAATGCTGGTGCAATAATAAATAAGTTTCCAGGTGGTGATAAAATAAATAAAATAATGGGAATAGATAAAACCACTGCTGAAATAAAGAAAAAATTTGCTGAAGCAATCAAATCTGGACTTGATGGTAATTTTAAAGATGCATTCAAACAAGGATTGGGTGGATTAAAAAGTATGGTTGCATTAGCACCAAAATTTTTGGCTGCACTTGGGATAGGATTACTTTTAAGTGCAATTAATTTTCTTGTTGGTGCAATTGGAAAGGCCGATGAAGAAGCCGCGGAAATAGGACAAGAATTTGGTATAGCAAGATCCGAGGCATTTGCATTAAGGGATGCATCGATTGATATTGCCGGTCAAATGAAATTGGTTGGTATAAATTCAAAAGAAGTGGTTAAAGGTATAAAAACTACTTCCGAAATAATGGGTGGTATTGACATTGCAGGACAAATTGCAAGTGGTAACAAACAAGCACAACAGTTAGTAAAAGATGTAACTGTTTTGAGTGAAAAGTTTGGAATGAGTTCCGATGAAATAAAGAACATTCAGTCTATTTCTGCTATGACTGGTAAAAGTATGGGTCAATTAACCAAAGAAGCAACAACACTTGGAAAGGGAATAATGACATCAAAAGAGTCATTAAAAGCACTTGCAAAAATACCACCAAGTGTTACTGTTGCATTCAAAGGTGGAACACAAGAATTAATAAAGGCCGCTCAAAAGGCACAGGCACTTGGACATGACTTGAAAAAAGTTCAAGATATTGGTGACGGTTTGATGGATATTGAATCGTCATTAACAAAAGAAATGGAAGCCAGAGTTTTATCTGGAAAAAATATAAATCTTGATTTGGCCAGACAATATGCACTCGAAGGTGATATTGCTGGTTTACAAGATGAATTGTTAAATCAAGCTGGTTCATTGGAAGATTTTACTAAAATGAACAGACTTGCCCAAAAATCTATGGCAGAGGCAATGGGTATGTCTGTTGAAGAAATGACAGAAATGCTTACAAATGCTGAAAAATTAAAAACACTTGGTATAAGTCAAGAAAGAATGACTTCACTACAAGCTATGAATGCTGCAGAATTAAATAAGGAATTGGCAAAAGGTGGTAGTGCACAATTAAAAGATTACATACAACAATTGGCAAAAGAAAAAGAATCCGCAGAAATAAAGAAAAGAATGGCCGATATTCTTCAAAAAGTTCAAGAAAAACTTTCAAAATTATTAACACCAATACTTGAAATGGTGCATGGAATGTTAGATGCAGCTGAAGCCGGTGGTGATTTTGATGCAATAGTTGCATCTATCTCTGGTATAATAAAAGGGATAATACCCATAGTAAAAGTTTTATTTACTGTAATAGGTTCTCTATTAAAACCAATTAGTGCTGTTCTTGGTATGTTTTTTAGTGTAGAAGATACAACACAGGGAGTTACCGATGGCGTAGGAAAAGTTACAGATGGTGTAGATAAAGTAACAGGTGCAGTTAAAGGAACTGAAGCCGGGTTTGGTGATATATTAAAAGCTGTTACATTAATTGGTGGTGCGTTTGCTGCAAAGGGTTTGATAAGTGCAGGTCTTGGAATGATGAAAGATAAAGTTTTGGATGTTGGAAAAAATATTATGGGTAGTATTGGGGGTTCTTTAAGTAAGGTTGGTGGAAAGATGGGTGGAATCGCTGGTAAGGCATTTTCAAAGATTGGTGGTGGAAAGGCGGAATCCATTGCTTCTCCTGTGGGTGATACCGGTGGTGGAGGTGTTGCAGATACGAAAGGTGCTGAAAAGGGTAAAAATATAGTATCTGGAATATTAGATAAAGTAAAATCTATAATAGATTCGATAAAAGGTGTAATTAAATCTGCAATTGATTTATTCCGTGAAGTTGGAAAAGATTTACTTGCAACATTAAATGATTTAATTAAAGGAATAGGTGAGATATTGAAAACTGGTGTGCAGATAATAGTTGATGTGGGCACAAAACTTGCAGAAGGTGCAATGAAAATACTTAATATAATAATGAAAGGACTTGCAGATGCTGCAAAAACTTTACCATCAATAATGGGTTCACTTGGTCAAGCTGTTGTTGCATTTTTTACACCAATGCAAGCACTTATGAACCCCGCAATAATTGTTGGTATAATAGTATTTACTGCTGCCATGATTGGACTTGGGTATGCATTTAAACTTTTAGGTGAGGGTATCGGTGCTGCCGCTCCTGGAATAAAGGCATTCTTTGAAGGAGTTGGTGGAATTATTCAGAAAGTCGGCGAAGCTATTGCTAAAGTAATCGAAACAATTACAACTTCTGTAATTAGATTACAAAATATAGACGGTGCTAAAATGGCTAGTGCCGCACTTGGAATATATGCAATTGCTGGTGCCCTCGCTGCATTTGGTGGTGGTAGTGCTATTGCAGGTCTTGGATCTGCTCTTGGAAAACTATTCGATGAGGATCCTGTTGATAAATTTAATAGATTTGCGGGAATAAATGCTCCAGGTCTTATTGCAGTTGCAACTGCAGTGAATACATTGGGTAGTGCGATTAAGAACTTTAACTTCGGTGGAATAGACGGTAAAAAACTTGAAGAATTTGGAGATGGTTTAGAACATCTTGTTGGTAGTATTAGTGGGAATGCTCTTGCAGAAGGTTTTTCAAAATTAACAGGTGGAGAAGGACCAATTGTTAAAATACAACAATTAATGACATCATTAGATCCTGCAAAAATGTCATCTGTATCTAAGAGTTTATTGGAGGTATCTAATTCTTTAAAGATATTGGCGGACACAATAAACAATATAAATGTTGATAAACTGTCACAGGTAATGGA